CTTTCAAGGGGTATTCCCTATATTTTAGTAGAACATGACGTATATAGCTTAAGAACCGGACAATTTTACTCTGACGAGAGAGAAAAAATTGAAAATGCCTTTGCGGTTATATTTACTAGTGAAGACCATTTGGAGTATTACAGGTCTTTAGGATTTAAACTACCTCCTGTTGGGATAGTTCCCTTAAAGCCTTTAAAAAAGGACTTAGTATTTATAAGGAAACCAAAAATTGGGGGAAAACATTTGGTATATGCTGGGGGACTAGTTACTCATGACCGTAAATCATCCTACTTTGGGTATAGGGCTTACCACGGAATATTTAAAGCTTTTATTCAGGCCGGATGGATAGTTCATGTTTATGTACCGGGTAGTCTGAGAAGGTCATTTACTGACTATGTTGATATTGGATGTATAGTTCATGGTTCTTTACCCTACTCCACATTACTGGCTGAGATAAGTCAATATACGGCAGGGTTACAAAGTTATAACAGAGAATCGGTTCCTGAGATTGCTTATAAATATACACAGCTTTGTAGACCAAACAAGCTGTGGGATTATTTAGCCGCTGGAATTCCCACTATTGGTTTTCAGGGAGGTAACGGAATGGAGATTTATCGGGATAAATGGGGGGTAGTAGTTGATAATTTAAACAAAGAAACCTTAAGAGGCCTAGATAAAAACCTTCCAAAAATAACCGATGAAATGAGGTTTAAAGAAAATATGGATGACTGCATGGAGGTATTTAAGAACTTTATAGATGAGGCATTGAACTCCTCTCTGGAAATCCGTCCCGCGAATAAGGTCACAAGGATATCTGTATCAAATGTCAAGAAAAATATAATTGCAGTTAATAAGACAGGCCGGATGGTCGAAAGAGGAAATTTGGTGTTTAAACCTTTAGAGTCAAAGGAATTAATTAATATCGATAGAAGCTTATATATGCAAATTAAATCTTGTTCAGATTTGGAAGTCCATTATATAAAAGGGGGAAAGTAAAGTGATTATCGATGTTTATAATAAAACCTTTGAGAAGGTGATTAGGTCTGGAATTGAAATTACCCCTAAAAGCCACAGAAGAATAGAGAATCCCACACGGAGTCAATATAAAGAATTAAAGGCTTGTTCATTATTAGTGATTAAGGTATCGAAAGAAGGCCCGGATGATAGAGAAATTACCCAACAGTCAGAGGGTTTTACTTGTCCCTATTGTCCAGCCACTTTTATGAAAAAGACCCGATTGAATCGACATATTGAGATTGCCCATGGTAAGGGAGATGATTTAGATGAGTAACTATTATGGAACCTTGGATGAAGTAAAACAGTATACAGGGGTAAAATATACCGACTTAAATTTCTCATCAGACGAGCTTTATAACACATGGCTGGAAAATCGGCTTATCGAAATAAAAGACCTCATAGACCAAGACCGACACAGGGACTACCATGCAGAAGTTGAGAACGGGACTAGGTCAGTTATCCCTCCGGGAATAAATCATATTGCTTTGAGAATGATGGCTAATTTACTGGCCCAGGCTGTTCTTAGAAGGGAAACCCCTGTGGTAAAAATAGATGACTTTTCTATAAAGATGGTGGAAGACCAGGTGTTTACCTCTGCTATTAAGAAGGATTTAATGAGGTATCCAGCAAAAACTTTATTCAGGATAACTCGGATTGATACCTCAGATGACGAAGAAGATGAAATATTCGTCTAATGAGTAATTTATCAGGTTATTGAACAAAATTTAAAATACGGGCTAAATAGAGGTAGTTTAGGAGGGATAAATAAGTTGCCCATAGATTTTAAGATTGATTTTCCGGAAGGAGAATGGAAAAACTTAATATCCAAGATAAAAGGTGCGGCTAAATTGTCTATTAAATATACCGCCATAGATGTTTGGGGAAATATAAGGAGAAATTCTCCCGTAAACCATGGGAGACTGGCCGGTTCATTTGCTCTTAGCCAGTTGGAGGAGTTTGCATGGAAAATCCACTCAAGTGTTAAATATGCGTTGGCTGTTCATGAAGGCACAGGATTATACGGACCGGAAAAGAGAAAATTTGAGATTAGACCGGTGAAAAAGAAGGCTTTATACTGGAAAGGTGCTCCTCATCCGGTAAAGAAAGTAATGCACCCTGGACAGAAGCCAAACCCATTTGTGGAAAAATCAATAGACCAAACTACTGGGAGACTGGATGAGTTTGTTAGAAGGGCAATTTCTGAAACTGTTGATTAGGGGGGTTGTAAATGCCATATATTAAAGATTTGGCCAGTGCAATTAAGGATATACTAGATAGTATAAAATCAATACTGGAATCTGCAACTGAAGAGGGAGAACTACTGGAAGGGGTTAAGGAGGTGGTAAGGGGGGACAGAGTTAGACCACGACCGGAACCTCCAACAATATGGATATTTACGGATGAAGCAGTTGCTATCCATCCTCCCATGAGTTTGGCAGAAAAGTGGTCCCTTCCTATTGTATTAAGTGCTGTGTATAAAACTGATGACCCGGATACAGGGTATATGGAAGCCACAAGTCTTGCTGCTAAAGCTAGGTCAGTTATCCTGAAAGATAGAACTTTGGGGTTAAGGAATTTTGTTCAGGATGTTCAAAGTGTTAGGTTTGACCCGTCAGGACCGCATTTTAATGAGGGCCAACTTTATGGTGCGGCTGCTACGGTTAATGTAATATTTACCATATTTGAAAAATAAGGAGGTTGATAGGAAATGATATTACGTTACATCGGTCTTGCTGAAGAGACCTTGTTTAATCAGGCAGCAGAAGCGGTAATCCATTTGGATATGGCTTCTGCTTCACTGGACTCCCCAGCTGATACCCAAATGGTTTATGCTGGGGGTCTTCAAAGAGGGGCTAGAACCCATAGGCCGGGGTTTTATTCTCCTTCTGGGAATATCGTATATGCTTTTGATGTTAGGTCGATTGCCTACCTGTTAAAGTGGGCCCTTGGGGGATACCTATTCACAGGGGGTTCTCCTAACATGCATGAGTTTTATGGACAGAACGACATTATTCTCCCATCATTTTGTACAAGACTTGGAAAGGACCGGTTCGAGCATGTGTTTACCGGTTGTGTGATTAATAGTCTTGAACTGAAGGTTGAAGGGGAATATTGCATGGTTACAGCTGATATTATAGCTGCAAAAGATGCAAAGGCCTCATTAGAGGAAGTAAGTAATTTGTTGTTACCGGAGGAATATCCCCTGGCTTTCCATGAGATGACTCTTGCCATTGGTTCGGATGTTTCAGCTAAGTTCAAGGATTTTACTCTTACCATCGCGAATGGCCTTAATGCGGAATCCGGTCGTTCTGTGGGGTCTCGGTATCCCAGGAGAATTCCCGCAGGAGAGAGAGAAATAACCTTCTCAGCAAATCTGTGGTTTGAGAATACCGATGAACTGGAGGTGTATTGGGGGGATTCAACCGGTCCAGCTGACTCAGGTTCGACTGAATTTTCACCCGTCATAACTTTTGACGCGGGGCTCGGGGGGAGTCTTGAAATCAGTCTACCTACATGCATATATACCCAAGTCCAACAACAGCCCTCCGGGAGGGATGAGCTGGTTCAGGCAGTTGCAGGAAAAGCTTTTATGGACACTATTGAATTGTCCGATGCAAGTAATGTAGAATCTGAAATCTTGGTTACAGTTGAGAATGAGCTGGGGGATTTAGACTCCGTCAGCTAGAAGGAGGATTTTAAAATGAGTGAGAATAGAAGGATAACCAAATCTGATATATTATCGGGTATATCCCAATCTTCTTGGGTATATATCCCGGCACTTGACGGGGAGTTAGAGATTAAGCCTCTTACAGACCACCAGCTTTCAAAAGTTGAATCTGTTAAGGGAAAGGGGATAAATCTTTCTGCCAATCCATCTTCATTGGATGAGTTAAAGAAGTTGAGGGCTGAAGGGGCAACTGCTGATGAGATTAAAGCAAAAGCTGATAATATGATGAGTATGGATATAAATGTTGTAGACACCCTTCAAGCAGCTTTTGAAGCAGATACTCTGGCCTGTAAATATGGATTAGTTGAACTGTGGAGTGATAACGATTTGGAAAAACTTCCAGTAGGAGCTATCTCCCAAATCGCCCAAGAAATTTATAAACTATCGGGGGTTGAAGGGGGCAGAGATGCCCTCACTAGGTTTCGTGAACAGTTGTGAGGGGGAAGAAATCTACCTGTTATGTATTAATGGGTATCCTTTAGCTAGTAAGCAGGGGGACTTGACTCGAATACAAAAGGAATATCTTTTAATGGCTATATCCCAATACTCTAATAAGTATACCCAAGGTCAAAGGGATACAGTTAGCGACCAAGATAGTTTAAAAAGAATGGTACAAAAACGCCGGAAAGGGGGTTATTAAGTGGCTACTACCCTAGATATTGTTTTAAGGGCCGTTGACCAAGCAAGTAAGGTTATAGACAATGTAGGGACAAAACTTGACCGAAGCTTGAAAGGGGCAGAGTCTGCTTCTAGAAGTTTTACTGACGGGTTGAAAAAAATAGGAACAGTTGCTTTAGCTGCTGGAGCTGCGGCTGCTACTGCCCTTTCTGGTTTTGGTTTAGTAGCAAGTAATACCTTTATGAAATTTGAGGGCCAAATGAACGAGGTATTTACCCTTCTTCCAGGAATAACCGAAGAATCCATGGATAAAATGAGTGAATCAGTCAAACAATTTTCCAAAGATTTTAAGGTATTACCAGAAAAAGTTGTTCCCGGACTATACCAAGCTATATCTGCAGGTGTACCGGCTGAAAATGTATTTAGTTTCTTGGAGGTTGCACAAAAGTCTGCTGTTGGAGGAGTTTCCCAATTGGAAACCGCGGTGGATGGAATATCTTCCGTTATAAATGCTTACGGGACAGACATATTATCCGCTGCTAATGCCTCCGATTTAATGTTCACAGCTGTTAAACTGGGCAAGACTAGTTTTGACCAACTTGCTCAATCCCTCTTTAACGTTGTTCCTGTGGCTTCAAGTTTGGGGGTTGATTTTTCTAATGTAACCGCCGCTCTATCCGCGATGACGGCCCAGGGTGTTCCAACTTCGGTTGCAACTACCCAGTTAAGACAGGTATTCGTTGAACTGTCTAAGGAAGGGACAGAGACTTCTGCTACCTTTAAAAAATTATCCGGGCAGACCTTCAAGGACTTTATAGCAAGCGGTAATAATGTTCAAGACGCCCTACAAATAATGGAGAAACATGCAAAATCCTCCAGTTTGGGGATAAATGACCTATTTGGTTCGGTTGAAGCCGGTAATGCTGCTCTAGCTTTAACGGGAAAGGGGACAGAAAAATTCTCCAGTGACCTAGCGGAAATGCAAGCAGCCGCTGGGGCAACTGATGCCGCTTATGCCCAGATGGAAACCGGTTTGGGCCGTACTTGGGATGGTATAAAGGCATCTCTCGAAACGGTAAAGGTATCCATAGGGGAAAAGTTAGCACCTGTTTTACAAAACCTAATGGATTGGGTATCCGAGCATATGCCTGAAATTGAAAAGCTTGTTAGTAATGCCTTCAACAATATGGCAAGGGTGGTTGAATTTTTAACTCCCCCCATTGAATACCTAATAAATGACATATTCCCAAAACTGGTAACAGGTTTTACTTGGGTAAAGGATAATTTCGCAATAGTAGGACCGGCCCTAGCTGGTTTTATTATAACCATGATTATACCGGCCTTTACTGCTTGGGCTACTGCCGCCTGGGCCACAGCTACTGCAAATATAGCCGCAATGGCCCCTCTTCTTCTGGTCGCAGCTGCTGTCGCCGCAGCTATTGCATTGATTGTGATTATCATAAAAAATTGGGGAGTCATTGCCGATTGGGTATCGGGAGTTTGGGAAAAGGTGAAAACCTTTACCATATCTATTTGGGAATCAATAGTGGAGTTTTTTGAAGGTATATGGGAATGGATTAAGAATTTCTTTACACAATGGGGTCCTTTAATACTGGCGATTTTGTTTCCCTTCATATGGCTTCCTTTGATTATCATTAAAAATTGGGAGGTAATAAGAGAATTCTTAAAGGGGTTATGGGAAAACATAAAGTCAACTGCTGACTCTATTTGGCAGAATATAGTAGCTATATTTGATTCTGTGATAAACTGGTTCAGTGAATTACCCGGTAAGGTAGCGACGTTCTTTATTGACTTATTTACTGTTAAAATACCTTATTATATAGGATACGCTGCTGGATTTTTATCTCAGGCGGTTCCCGCTATGATACAAAATGTGGTTACCTTCTTTAGTGAATTACCTGGTAAGGTATTACAGTTCTTGATTGAGCTTTGGGAAAATATAAAGACTAAATTCACAGAAATGAAGGAAACCATGATAGAGTGGGTTACTTTGGCGATTAATGAAACCGTTCAGTGGTTTAGCGAACTACCCGGAAAGGTCTGGGAATGGCTAGTTAAACTTTTCAATACCGTGACTGACCTATTTAGCCAGATTCATGACTGGATATGGAATACATCAAAAAGAATTTTCGAATCAGTTGTAGAATGGGTTTCTCAGTTACCCGGTAAGATATGGGAACTCTTAATGAAGGTATGGAGTTGGGTTAAAGATGCCGGTAAGAATATTGTTAAAGCCGCTAAGGATTTGGGAAAAGGGGTATTTGACGGGGTATTAAACCTAATAACTTCCATCCCTGAAAAGGTGAAAAACATCTTTAATGATATGTTGGGATTTGTGGGGAAAGCAATTGATAAGGTAAAAAATATCGCTAATGATGTTTGGGGATTTGTTACTGGTTCGGCAAAAAAGGCTAAGGATGCTGCCACTACATTGGGAGAAAGCATCACACAAGGTTATAAGGATGGTATGGATGAACATAGCCCATCTTACATCGAAAGGTCCATTAAGAGGGTTTTGGATGTAGTGGTAAATGGTTCAGAGGGTATCAGTAATGAGTTAGGAAGTTTGGGGACTAAGAAAGCTATTCCGGAAATAGGAATGGAGTCTTCCGGAAGTTCATCAACCACTTCATTCGGTGTAATAATAAGGCTCTTAGAACGCCTGGTAAATATATTTGAATCTGTGGATTTATCACGAAATGAAACCAGGATTGAAATAAAGGCTTTATCAGATGATGATTATTCAATGAGACAATTTGTAAGAAAACTTAGAAAGTATCTAAATGATGAAGATATCAGATTGGGGGAAGATAGAATATGAATTGGTTTTTAGGTTTATCGGGTCATGAGAGCCCTATCCCTATTCCCTCTTCTTTTAATATTGAACCTGTAAAAATAAGAAGGGCTGATAGAACCGCATCAGGTAATAAAGTAATAGATATAATAGCAATTAAGAATAACTATAAGTTAACATATGAATTTTTAACTGTTAGTGAGATAGCAATTTTTAAGACAGAATATATAAGAGATAAAATCCTATCTTTTAAATACCCCGATGGGGGTGTAATACAAACTGTGGCAGTGGATTTTGTTAGATTTCCTCGTAGGTTACAACTAGAAGAACCTGAATATTGGACCGGTATAACTATTGAATTGGAAGAGGTATAGTAATGTTACCTATATCAGTAGATTTTATTGAAGCTATAAAAGCTAAAGAACGAAATATAAAAGTAAAACTGGAGATTACTTGGACTGACCCCTATATGGACCAGTCTATAAATATATCTGCAAATGAATATGCCAGGATAAGTTGGCCTGAGCATGTAGCGGATAGTATTGAAGATGTGCCATATAAATACATATCGCTTGATGGTTCCTGGAAATTGGGAGAAGGATATAAACTTGCTCCTGAGACTGAAGAAGAGGCAGCAGTACTTCAAATGGGGTGGTGGGGAAAGACTTTATCTGACCCGGTTGCTGGAACTTTTTCAGAACCGTATCCACAGCTAAACGTAACGTTTTTTGCCCGGCCTGTTTTTGGACTAAATATTGTTGGGGATAATTCAAGGGGTG